GCATCAGAAGCTTTAGTTGTTGGAGCAGTTGCAGACTTAGCACCCTTAGTCGCATCAATTTTATGAGAATTGTCGTCTGGTTTGCCATTTTCTGGTGTTGGTCCACCCAAGTCCATTTCTGTACCTGGAAGTTTTGATGGAGGCATAGCTGATGCGGATTTCTTACTTGATGCAAGAATATCAGCTGCTGCTTCTAGTAATTTGTTGGTTGCCATTTAAGGTTCTCCTTTTATGATTGAATATTTATAAAATTAAAGTTTTCTGAGAAAGTTTTCAAATAGATTTAATGCAACTTGTTCTATTTGTTGTTTAGATGCCTGTCTGATCTGTTTTTTGGCGTTATCAATATCCATTTCAACAAAACGGCCCTCGACATACAACCACTCTTTGTTCTCCATAATACCGTTAACAAATGCGCCAGGAGCGGATGGATCTGCAACAATATCTGCCGCTGTTGCAAGTCTCAAGTCATCTTGTACCAGATTGTAACCCTCTCTGGTCATCGTAACTGAACCCATAGCTCTTGATGAAACACCAAGATTAACGCCAGAATCAATAAAGTTTTTGACGATGTTTCCATACGGTGTTTCAAGAATCATTGCTTTACCATAGAAAGTGTTACCATCTTCTTTAAGACTTACAATCTTATGAGATACTCTTTCTAGGTTTAATGTTGGTGTATCTGGATGTCCCAATTCACCTAACGCACGATTTGTTTTAATAAATTCTTCTGTGTAACGATTAACTTCATTACGTAAAGTATCCATCTTATACATACGATTGTTTTTGTTTACTGCATCTCCAACGAGGAATGTACCTTCGATGTAAAGATTCTTTTTACCGTTTTCGGTTTTCTCTGTTAGATACTTTACGTCATCAAACATTTCGGTAATTAATTTCATTATAGTGTTACTCCTGTTGATGGATCAACGTTATACGTTGCTGTTTTAGATAGTTCCATAACAATCGTACCACCAGTTGCAATCGTAATCACAATACTTTGTGTACTGTTGTTTGACAATGAATGGCTATATTCATCAAATCTCATTTCACCTGCATTGTGTACTGATGCAATCTCTACACTATTACGCACAATAGAGATGTTGCCATTAGTTGACCACATCATTCTACGAATGCTAGAATCTGTAACTGTTTCCGTTGTCGGATTTTTTCTTAGGTCATTAAGAGCAATAGTATAAGTACCTGGACCGGTAGCTCTAACTATTGAAGCACCCCTTAATGAGTTTATAATTTCGAATGGCATGTTATCTTATCCCCATTGATTTGCGTCTACGCATAGACATTTTTCTTTTTAATAGTGTACGTCTTAGCTTAGCACGACCTTTTGTTTTCCAATATCTTTTTAACATTCTGGATTTGTGAATTCTAGTTGTTACTGGAATTCTTTTTACGGTACCGCCAGCTCCTACTCTGTAACCTTTAACTGCTGAACGACGAACATTTCGTTGAACAATAATTTTACCTTTTGCATTACGGCGAATACGACGACGAATCTTATGTATTCTACCAGACTTAACAATGTTAAGTGACTTAGCTTCATCTAGTTCTTCTAACTCATAGTCAAAAGAATCTTTTGCTAAGTTTTGTTTCTGTTCATCCAGTTTACGATCAAGAATGGCAAACAACTGTTCATAGATTAATTCTTTAATCTTAGAAGCATCACCGTTAATAATTGATTCTACAATTGACATTATATCTTTAATGAGTAATCATAGAACTTGTCAAACATAACAGGATCGTTTAACTTTTGTTCCATTTTTATTTTGTTTTCTTCACTTAAACTATTATAAAGTTTTAACATATTCTTTGCCATCCATGGAGTAACTGAACGAGTGTCAGTTTCATAATCAATATTGTAAGTAATTGATTCTGTTAATCCAGAAAGATATTCTAACGATTCCATTATAGACATCTCGGCTTCTTCAGCCTGCAATGGTGCGTCAACACCTGGTCCGTATGGTATCGTAAAATGTTTATCTAATAGTTTGTTATAGTATAAAGCAACTTTAGTACCGTCTGGATATCCTCTTACCGTAATTCTTTTTAATAATAGAATGTTAGGAGGATCTTTTAGAACTAACGGTTCTTCTGTGATCTTACTTGGTTTAGTTATTTCAGCTTCTTTATCAATCGTAGCCTGTCTCTGAAACTTGTCACGACCAATATAAACTTTGTGTGCTCTATATCTTTTGCCAGATGCATTAACTTTAAAGTCGGCAGAATCCAGAACACCTTCATTAACTTCTTCTTTAACTGCTCTACGTGCTTGTGTAAAAATCTGTTTATTATTAGAGATTAAATCTGCCATTTTATTAAAAAGATTACGCATAATCTCTCTATCGGCATTATTAAATTGAGGTCTTTCTTCACCCATCTTATCCATAATTTTATGGATGCGTTGAATCTGTGCCTTGTTAGCTAACCCGGCACGAATAAGAGAATCGAACTTTGAATAGTCCTTCTTCTCTTCCTCGACTAAATCTTTAAATTCTAATAGTGATTTCATTAGACAGTTTCGTCAGTAGATTGATCTTCAAATTCTGCAACAGCAGAATCTAAATCATCTTCAGTTTGTTCTGGTTGTTCTGTAGTACCAAAAATTGCACCAGCGATTTCTTGTTTACGTGCGTCTAAGGCTTCAAAAGATTTTTGTGATAAAATTTTATCTAACTCATCTCTTGCTGATGCATTGTCACCAGAAGCAATTAGATCAACAAAGTTTCTTATATTTTCCATGATATCTCCTTATTTATTTCGTACCATATTTATCTACCTCATTGTCAAGTTGAGGAGTTTGTGATTCCATACCACTATTGTCCTGTCCATTATCTTGTGGTGGTATCTCTGGCGGTGGTGCTAACATAGGACCTTGTTGTTCTTGTTCCATTTGTTCAGCCATAGTTTCAATATCATCCTCTGTTTGACGAAGAATATTTTTCTTTACCCAATCAACAGAATAATATTTGCCAACAAATGGATCAACAGTAATTGCCAGATTTAAACGTTCACGCAATACTTCTGCATCACGCATCTCAATGTAATCATTGTCACGTTTAAAATCATAAGTTATTTCTTCTTTGATCTGTTCCCATTCTTCTAGTGTACAAATACCTTTTAACACTAATTGAATTCTAAGTGCATCATCAAATATTTGACAGAACTTATTGCGTAGTCTTGCAACAAATTTTGAGAACTTAACTTCATCTCTGGTAACTTCTGATACTCGACCTAGACCAATCATACCACCTTGTTGTGGTTCTAAACGTGAATAAGGTACGTTGAGTGATTGTAAAAGTTTCTTTTGGAAATACTTTACATCTTCCAACTCACCAAGATTTTGTCCAGCAGGTAATGTAGTAATCTCTGTACCTTTTCCACCTTCACGACGAGGTAACCAGAAATCTTCTAACATTGAAAGGTGTTTACGATCATCACGCAGTTCACCTGTGTTAGCATCATACACCATCTTGTTACGATACTTGACCATAACATCACGTAGATATTGTTCTGCTTTACCTTTAGGTAAGTTACCTACGTCAATGTAGAATACTCGGCGTTCCGGTGCTCTTGAAATACGGTAAATAACAATCGCATCTTCAACCATTCTAAGTTGATTAAGAGGCTTGATTGCTTTGTGTAGATATGAAATAACAAATGTATTCTTTGCATCTGTTAAACCAGAATTCACATTGATAACCGATTCTGGTGCAATACGCACACCTGAATTTACTTGTGCGGTATATGTTTGTGTTGATGTACCACGATCATTGTACACATAATACTCGGCAATAGATTTGATAATCATTGCACCAGTTTTTGGATCACGTTCTTTTGCGACTTCTCTGACTTTACGAATCTTACGTGGATCGATGTAACGTAATTCTTTTACACCTTCCTTAGGAGCCTTTTCGTCTACAACAACGTGATAATAAATTCTACCATCAATATACCAACGTTTGAATAAATCGTCAGCTAGATTATTGAAGTTCAACATAGAGAGAATCGTTTTGAATTCTTCTCTAATTTTTTTCTTAATTGAATCTGGTTGAGTAACGTTATCTGTGATTACGTCAACAACTTGTCCATCAATACTATGTGATATGGCTTCATTGATAATCTCATCGATTGCCATTTCACATTCTGGATGATTAGCCATCTCACGATATCGTGTGATAAGCTCCAACTCATTACGTACCGCGCCTTCTAAATCGACGTATGTACCGTAATAAGCATTGGATGTAATGGTGACTGCGCCATCATCTAGCGCAGCAGTAGGTAGAGTAAACGTCGATTGTTCAGGCTTTTGGTCCTGAACAATGTCCGATTTACCTAATGTGAATCCGAATAATTTAATAGCTATTTTAGGTGCCTCTCATTCTATAAAAATGGAATAGGGGTTGCCCCCTATTCCTCATTAAACAACACCGTCCTCGACAGCATCCCACCACTGATATGATAGAGTAACTGTAAATTCTTCTATCGCATCATTTGATCCCCAATCAACATCGATTGGAGAAATATCGGTAGGGAAGACACCAACGAATCTGTATTTTTTCAACTCACTACCACGTTTTCCGAATTGAGTTACATCTGCATCTTGTTGATATGCTGATCCAACTAAAGCGGAAGGATTGCGAATGTTTAAGTTATGACTATTTATTGCGTTCATCCATCTCTCGAATGCATTACGGACAACAAAGTCCTCATCATTAATAATAGAGATTGTCCAATCTGAGAACGTTCTGTTACCTGCAAATTTTAATTCACGTCCAAAATACTGGACTGGCACAACACCAATAGTAGAACCTGGTAGTTGTGCAGTCTTACACATGAATGTCAATTTACTTTGAGCGTTCGCTGGATCTGCAAATCTTGGAAAAGTCATTGAGACTTCAAATAGATTTGGACGAGCTCCGTCACCTTGCAATTGAGAGCGGAATTCATTTACTGAAAATGCCATTTATTTTCTCCTGTTTCTCTTTATTTATTAGAAGCGTCCAACGATTTCTTCAAAACTTACACCAGTACGAACTGCAACAAAGTTCAATTGGATGAAGTTGACTGAACGTGCTGGTTTGATGTAGATGTCACCAACGAATTCGTTCTTGTCGATTATCTCTGCGGTATTGTTTGATTCGTCACAAACTACACGGTAATCAGTAATACCACGACGGCCTCTTACATCACGTAGGTACGGTTCAACGATGGAAACAAATTGTGCTCTTGTGAACTGGTCATTGAATTCAAACAATGAAGAACGAGCAGCACGGGAAATTGTTTTCTCTAATGCAATGAACAGACGGCGAACGTTAATACGATCAAATGCTGATGGTTTTTCTAGTAGAGTCTTGTCACCAAATAGGATTGTACCTTCTCCGGCAAATGTAACTACTGGATTTACACCCTTAACATACAGATCATCACGTTCTGTTTGTGTTGGATTCCATGCCAACTTAATGTTGTTACGGATTTGGCCACGTGAGAATCCACCTGGTGAGTACCAAGGATCACGTTCTAAATCTGTACGAGCGCATAGACCTGCAATGTCACCGTTTAATGGTACCCAACGGTATACGTCATTGTACTTATCGTACTGATATTTCCATCCAGAATCCATTACAGCATAAGAAGATGATGGTAATACGTTTCTGTAAGCTACGATATCTACTACTTCATCACCAGAGTTGTCAACAACATCTGATCTTTCTGGAGATATAAACAGTACACAATCGCCACGATTTTCAACTAGAGTAACTAGAGAAGTAACTATTGCTTGATTTGCTGGACCTGAAATAACTAAACCAACATCAACTGAATCAGGATTAGTGAACTTGCTATATGCATTAATAATGTCACCGTTACTTAAAGTACCGTCAGTACCACCTGATAATGAAGATGTGAAGTTATTTGTTATGGAAGTAAATGTTATTCCAGAAGCAGTATTGCCCCAATTTGTACCACCTGGTTGATGACCAGTCCACCAAACATATCTTGATCTATCATTAATTACATTCTTGTAGTAATTAGATGATCCGTCTGGTGCCTTAGCATCAGAAGCCTTAGATACAAATGCCCATTTTTCTAATACAGTATTTGCTGTTCCGGTAAATTGTGCATCTTCATCAACAACAACAACATGTAACTCATCGTTTAGGGAGTTATTTTTTCCTGCATAATCAGAGGTTCCTGGTGCAATACCAAATTGATCTGCATATTCCCACTTACGTAGGATTGCTGTACCTGCAACGATACCTGCAGCACCAACTGCTGTGGTAATACCAACTGAAGTTGCTGATACGTTTACTACACGAACATACGATACTCCTGCATCATAAGAGATCAAATCTCCTACAACTAGGCCAGTTGTTGGTGTACCAGTAACATTAATTGTTGTTGCGCCAGATGATGTAGCATTACATGTTACAGCATTTAATGCGGTTAAGTTTGACGAGAATGCTGTTGCAGATGGACACATAGAAATCTTTAGAGAGTTACCTCTAGTTCCTGACCATTTACCTGCAAATGGACCACTAGCAGCTGACGCTGTATAGTGATTCAATTCATAGTCGCTATTATTTTCAATTAAAACACCAGTACCATTTGCTGTTGCGTTTAGTGAGGAAGTTGTATTTGCTGCACGGACAACACGTAATGAGTTTGAGTAAGCTAAAAAGTTTGCTGCGGAGAACCAGTATTCATAGTTGCTAGACGTTGGAGGACCAAAACGGTCAGCAAGACGAGTTTCATCAGATATAGTAATCACTTCATTGACTGGACCCCACGAAAATTCACCAGCAAAAGCACCAACAGATGTGCTAGTTGCTGGAATAACAGTAGTCAAATCAACTTCTGAAACACTTACTCCTGCTGAAAGTTGAACGGACTGTGGATTTCGAAATGCCATTGGATTTCTCCTTTAGTTGAGGGATCAAATTTTTTCTTATGGTCTATTTAGTTTTTTATAAACTTGACGACGGATAACCAAGTTTATTGAAGTCTGTGTATAACCAGGTATCGTTTCCGTCATCATACGTTTCTGGTTGTAGTCCATTGTCTATGATTCCTACGGGTGCCAAATCCTCATCCACAAGCATATTGTTTTCCTGCAACATCATTTTTCGTATATCAATATTCGTACTTTCACGGAAATAGGACTGTGCCGCTAACCATGAAAACAACACCAGTCCCATAACCAAATCGTCATTGTTACCTTCTTCAGCCCTGTAGGAATCCAAATAACGGGAGAAGGTATTCAATTCTGCAATAGTCTCAAAGTCATTAATGATTAACTTATCATTTTCAACTAGAGTTTTTAAGTTCGCACAACCAATCTTTTTGACCGACTTGGTTGTACGGACACCGAAGGATGCAGAACGTTTGAATCCACCAGAGATACTTTGACCTTTAATATTGTGGTGTTCTACCTTGTAGATATTCTCATATTCCAGATCATAGTGCATAATATCCACAACTTGTTTACCGATACTATTAGTCTCTATGAGTACAAAAGCCTCATTATATTTTTTCGCCAACGAGTATATGACAGTTGGTAAAAAGAGTAATGGTATTTTGTTGCTGCGATATCTTGCGACTTGTACATAGGGTGCTTCCGTTACGTCAATCACATTGATGGTTGAATAGTCTTGTTCAACCCCCTCAGATGGATCAACTGTGGCAATATAACTTCTTCCTTCTTTCGGTCTTATAAAGATATCCAATCCATCTTCTGCTTCAATTGGATTAGAATATGCCAACGTTTTTAGTTTAGAACCAGAGATTAAAGTTGCAGATGAACCAATAAACTCTGTTTCAAACTCTTGTCGGAATTGTTCTTCCGATGTGTTTCGTATTGTTTCTTCTTTCCATTTTGCATCACGACCAGGAACTTGTGACCAATGAACTTCAATTGGTTTATATAATGATCGTTCTTCGACCGCATCTTTCCACATTTTGTAGAATAGATTTAAACCATTTGGAGTTGAAACAATAATTACTTTAGATGTTTTACCAGATGAGATAACAGGATAAGTTGACGTAAAGAACTCAACTGCCATATTATGAGGAACGAATGCAAACTCATCGAGGAAGATTAAATTGTATGTACCACCTCGAACACCTGCTGCTGATGTTGCATACGCATATATTTTGGATCCGTTCTCTAATTCTATTGAACGTTTGTTCCAGTTGACAATACCTTGTTGTAACCAGATTGGAAGATACTCATAGGCTTTCTGTATCTTTCCTAAAATATCTTGAGCAAGTTGAAGTTTGTTGGCAAGAATACCTGTTACAAATTCTTCATTGAACAATCCACACCATAACATATAACCGACTGTGGTTGTTGTCTTACCAACCTGTCGTGGCATCTTTGCGATACAGAATCGATTCTCATGGAAGTCTCTTACCATTTCTTCCTGAAAATTCCACATATCAAATGGTACTAGACCACGATCAACGTTTACAATCTTAACGTATGTTTTGATAAAATAAACTGGGTCAGAAGAACATTTAATTATTTCTTCAACTTGTTCTTCTGTATATGATATTTTCACTCCCGCTTTTTTTAAGCGGGAATTACCTAAGTAACCGTCATCCATTATTTAAGTAGACTATTTAACATCCATGCATGTTTTTGGTGTTGATCTAAAAGGTCTTGTAAAAAATTACCGATTGCTGGTTCGTTTGCTTCATCAGCAGCTTGAATACCAGAACGTAGGTTTGTAATCATTCTGTCGTTATCGATCTTTAATTCCATGAACATCATACGTGCATCTGGAATAGTAAGTGCATCGCTACTTACGTCAGAGTATTCTAACAATCTACCTAATGAAGGTGGTGCGTATACTCCTAACAAACGTAGTTTCTCAGCAATCAAATCTGTATTTAACCAGATTGCATTGTATAGTGTTCCTAAGAATGCATGGTAATCATTGAAGTTAGAACCTTCAACGTTCCAGTGGAATGAATGTGCTTTGAAGTATAAACTAAAGTTTGTACCTAAAATCACACGTAATTGTTGAACTAATGTTTCCATGTTTATTCCTGTTTATTTTTTAAAAATTTAACTAATTCGGTAGTAGAACCAACAAAGACTGCCTTGTCTACATTGATGTTTTTATTCTTTGTAGATTCACCAGTCAAATCTTGTTTACGTTTCTGAATCTCCATTAAGTCTTTATTCAAGTCTGAAAGATTCTTAATCAACGTTGCGGCAACTTCATATGCACGAGGTGCTTGTGAGTCTTTTGCAACTGTTAAAAGATTACTCAATGCGGTGTTACCATTATTAATTAAATCTTTAATATTTGAACGAGCAAATTCTGCATCGTCTGTGGCAACAGAGTTATTTATGGCTACTATTTCTTGTGGAGTTTCCTCTGGAACTATTGTTTCCAGATCGAATACTTCAGATAGTTTTTCGTTGGTCTTGTTCATCATGCATTAGGATACTCAGTTAATGTTTCTGCAAAACCATATTCATCATCTGGCATTGCGTTAGAAGGATCTGGTAATGTCATTACATTTGCATACTTCAAATTAGCTGAAGTAACATCACGTATATTTGTATTGGCTGAATGAATAACTTTAGAACCACCTTTAACTGGTGGGAACAGATAACCTTTTAATGTGAAGTCTAGATTCCATATAATCAAACGAGTGGTAGAGAAGTCACCTTCATAATCTACCTCATTTGATACCGAGTTTAATATGATTGGGATATCATATTTCAACCCAATTTGTGGTACTAAAGTTGCGGTTACTGTAAAGTCTGGAGTAAAGAATGGAACAATTTGTTCAATAATCTGTGTACCATCTTCTGTATTTCTTACATATACTGATGCAGAAAAACTAAAGTCATAAGGAACTGGAACATATTGTTTGTATGCAGTAGTACCAGTTTGTGCTGCACCGTTAGTCATTGTTGACACCATCTTACGTGATGAGTCGTAGGTCATTCCAGTCATCTCAAATGAGATACGAGGAACAACAATATTAACTGAACGAACTAAATCTGGATCGGTAGTTATTCTTGTGTAGTATTTTTCTTTAGCACCATAAGATAATGGTACTTTGAATTTTTCTTTTGCAGTAACTCCATCTTGAGTATAACGAACTAACTCAATATCGTTGAGGACTGTACCCATCGCAATAACCATCTTGCGAATTGTTCTATTATAAAAATGATCGTTACCTAACATTAGGGCTCACCAAAAGGATTTGTTTCTGTGAAGTCAATAAAGTCAAAACCTTCACCTTGAATTTTATTATTGTCTATAACATCTTGTAATTCATTATCATCAAATGGAGCAAGACCATCTTCAGTTCCATCCATCAAATATCTTGCATTACTAGTAGCACCAATCAACATTGTATTTTGACTGAACATACCATTTACTCTAATCACATCAATATAATTATTGCCAAGTAAGTTGGTCGAATGAACGATTGCTTGTGCGTTAGCATTCGCAAGATCGGATCCTTGATATACTATCTCACCAGAAATGAATGATCCTTGACCGTTGACTGTAAATGGAAGTCTTGTACGACGATAACTATCAAATACTTGTACATCAATTTCTTCTATACCAGTATCAATAATCTCATCTGAGAATACAAATTGTTTTAATTTGAGTGCATACACATAAACATTACCACCACGACCACGACCTAATGTATAGAACATTGCCTGATCGTTTTCATGTTCAACGAAAGTGATCTCAAAGAAACCAGTTAGTAATGGTATGTAAATTAAATCGCCTTCATTAGGACGAATTAGATTTGCCGCTCTAGTTGCATGTTTAAATCTTTTACGTGAAACAAGAAGTGAAATTTCATCACGGATTTCTAAACCAAACTTGGACATAAAGTCCTGATCGCCATCCATCGCAGTAGTGTTTTCAAGATACACTTCTATAGGATATGCCTTAACATATTGTTTTAATGGATCTTCACCATAGATTGCATCTACAACATCTCTACTTGTACGTGGAAGATAGAATACATCCATCCCATAAATTTGCATAGCTTCAATAACCAAATCTTCAACAAGAAGTTGTTCTTCGGTTATGTGATCTTTAGGAAATGGATTAAAATAAAAGTTTGTTGACATATTAACCCATGAACATATCGCCAGGTAATACGTTTGTACTGATGAGTTCTTCCTCTAACTCTTTTATTTCTTCTATAGCTTCATCGTATATTTCTTTACCGTTTAGTGTAACACCACCAGGCATTTGTATACCACCAAACTTTTTCATGTTAGTTCCCCATTGCATTTTGATTTTAGCAGTAGCATAACGTTTTAAGAAACGGTCATTCCAAACATCTGCATTACCTTCTTTCGTTACTGTAATACCAGATGTGTTTGTTGAATGAGGACTATCTAAAAGCATCTCTGTTGGAGAAATAATTTTTAAAACTTGTTTTGAAGTACCGTCAATCTGAATGAATTCTTTTTCAGTCAATTCCTGATCGAATTTTGTACTGGTACCAATAACAGTATTTGAAGTTGTGTTACCAGATAGAGTACCAGTTATTGTAATCGTTTCTGGTTCTAAACGACGGTAACATTCTGCAACAACATATTGACCGACATCTAAATCTCTTGTCCAGTCGATGTCTAAGAATAGTTTATTTTGATGGCGATTAAATCTGAACTGTGGAGTACCAGAGAATAACAAATTCAATGTACGAATGTGTTGCATTGTAATCTCATAGGACACATAGGATACCGATGTGAAGTCATAGAGGTCATGCAAACGTAATTGATAACGCAAGTCGAACATATTGATCGATGAATTGGATTCATCAAACGGGATTATCCCGGTTACAAATATAACCGAATCTGGACAGTAAATCCATCCACGATCAATATCTTGTTGAGTGATTCGATGTTTCAAGAACATCTTTTCGGTACCATCGTAATGATAATCATACCAAAACTGTAATGATTCATCGATACGGTCATTTACTTGATCGTCATCAACGTTGATTTGTAGAACTGGCCAGCCTAATTTACGTAGACAGTAGTTCTTAAATTCTTCTCTTGTAGTAGGTTTTGCCATAGTTTCTCTGTTACTCTGGTAATTTATTACCTATTTATCTAAATTAGAGTTGCAAGTACCGCCACAATAAAAATAGATCCGCATAGGAAACCAATTGCCTTGTAATACTCCAAGACCGGAGTTTCAAAATATGTCTTTCCTACCACAAAACATTTGTGTACTGGACTTAACATATATCCAGCATAGTCGATTGCAGTAAATAATGGCAGATACTTGATACCAAAAATGGTACTTAAAAGTGCGACCATCCCTGCATACTTACCAGAACTTCCAGTTGCGAAACTGAATAAGAAACTCAGTAGTGTTGCAACCGCAATAAACTCTGACGTAGCCTTTAGGATATCCGTTACTTCACCAAGATATAACTTAATCACATTGCCAAGAACTAATACGATACCAGTCCAAACCAATACTTTCCAATCTATCCACTTTTCTGTATGTGTGTGGATATGATTTGCATGTTCATCTTTGATTTCAATTGCAATATCATCTTCTTTTAACACATAGAAAATGTAGAATAATGTTACAAAAACGGATGCAGCTAACAACGGCCAAATGATTCCAATAAACTGAACGTATGTTAAACTTAGAACTGCCATCGGAACAAGAACTGTTTTCTCCAATGGTGACCAGAAATAATAATGGTGCGTACTTAGATAGTCGATAATTCCATATATTTTTCTACGACTATCGTTAGGTGCGATAGTATTTAGAAACCCTGCACTAACCGCAACCCGTCCCGGAATTGGTAATATTCCAGTAATTAGACTGATTAGAAATACAACTGCACGTTTAGATTTAACTTTTCTAATGATCCAATCATATACAGGTAAAAAATAACCTTTAGATTTTACCCATCCAGATACAATCATTATACCTAGAATGATAAACAGAATTGAATATCCGTCTATTAATTTAAGCAAAATGTCCATTATAAGCCTCTTTAGTTTTTAGTCTATTAAATATAAAAGAAAAGTAAGTTAAGTATTTTCTTTTCTGTAACCACAATTCATCGTGTTTATTCTTGTCTCTAACAACCAATTCTAGTTGTTGTTCAGTCATAGGAATTATTTGTGCAAGTGGAGTACCAGCTTTAATTGTATGACTTTGATTCTGTAAATTCCAATAACCTTGTATATTAATCTCTGTACTTATACTTGGATCCAAAACTCCTATCGCACTTTCAAATTCAAACGTATCTGGATATGGTAATGGTAAGATTAATAACTTAACATTCTTTGGTGTAATTACATGCCATGGAGTATTAAGTTTTAATATTGATTTGACTGACCATGGTTTTTTTGGAATATGTTTTGCCAATCCATCATGGACTTGTGATTGAATAATATCTTTACCCAATAAATCTTGTAGAGTTGGATCTGGAATGGTTACATTAAAACCAACCTCATTCGTTTTTATCTCTACATCTATCCAGTTTGAAATAATATATCCAGTTGTAAACATATCAAATATGCCTGGACATTTATAGATATGAATGTCTTTTTTATCAGACTTCATGTAATCTGTTTTTGCTGCATATACCCATTTTGGTATTACTTCTTGTGCTGGACGAATAGGAAATGCACCAGCAACACCTTCAATAGAAGAAAAGAATTCAATTTTTTTCATGGCATAATCATAAATGGTGTTTGGAATCTAATATTAAATGCAATATTAATCCTATATTTATCTGACATATTTACTTCTGTTTCATGTGGCATCCATCCTGGCCACAGAATCAAGTCACCATCTTCTGGTACATATCCCATACGAGAAATAAATGGAGCATGTGGATTTGCTTCTTGCAACAAATTGGCATTATTGTGAAATACTAAATCTCCTGTGTCTTTAGTTTGTATATAATATACACCGACATAATGGAAAAGAGAATGTACATGCATCATGTTTTTACTTCCAGGTGCATTTACATTAGTCCAGTAATTAAAATCAGCATCACCAAACTCATTTACTTTTGTTTGGTATGATGGATCTTGTGTACAATAATAATCTACAGCACGTTGTGTAGAATCTTTTATCTCACTTATTAACCAATCAAAATTGTCATACTTAAAATTAGAACGCCAACATCCATCATTTGAGAATCCCATCTGAATATCATTCTTTTCAAATTCAGATAGTGCTTTAAGTTTTAAAGATTCTCTTTGAGATTCTGTTCCTATATTTTTCTTGACAAATAAATCGGCAGAAATTATAGGATATCGTTTCATTTAATAACTACCATAATGTATAATCCATTCCACCATTGTTTATCATCTTCAACAGCATTCAACATCATCTTTGTGTAGATTGATATCATACCTGTTTCATTTACTGCGGCATTTACACCTTCTACCACTCCAGCCCAATTCGCATCATCAAATATAAGAATGGCATAATCATCTAAACAGTCTTTGTAATACTTTAATGCATCTCTAGTTTCTTCAAAATCATGTGGACCATCATAGAAGAACATATCCACTTTTTGAATTTTTGATTTATCGACTTGCATCAAATCAGAATCGTGTATGATTATATCTTTTCTATCAACATTGTTTAGAAATTCTTGTTTAGTGTTTAGGGGTAATTCAAACTCTCCACTTTCTGGTTGTATGTTCTGTTTCCAGTTATCCACACAATGCATGGTAATATCTTTATTGAGTGCAACTGCTTTTGCGGTTGAACCTATACCAGAACCAACTTCAAGATATGTTTTGCAATGTTTAGAAATACCATAAAGTAATTGTTGTACTTTTGATGAAGTCAGTCCAAACGAATCAATATTTAAATCATAGTTTACAGAATCTACCAACTCTTTTGTTACGGCAAGTATTAGTGGATGACTTTCTTGTTGTGCTTTTGATGCATATACTTTATCACAATAGTTACAATCCCAACAATCAAACTTACAATTTTTAATCTTATCACGCCACAATGTTATTGGTTTTTCTTTAAGATTAGTTTCTTCTAGGTAACTGTCAAACGTATCAAAAAGAATCTCTTTACCAGCATCATAGTTTTTAATAATTTGCATTGTTTCCGCAAGACGAGATATTGCTTCACGTCCATGCATCTTAAACACATCCACATACTGCAACAACTCATCCCAATCTTCTTTCCATGGTGGTATGTTTGCAGTCTTTAACGGTGTTGACGGATCCTCATATTCCCATTTAGGACATGATACTCTTGAAATAGGATCGTTAAAATACTGTGCAGTCTGACCAGTTCTTGTATTATTAAACTGAAAGTGTTCATCCATCATTGGACATCCACCAAGACAACCTTCATTGGCAAGTAACGCTAACTTAATTCCATACATGTCAGCCGCTTTTCTCATCTTAATTAACATGTCACGGTCACGCATTACATCACGATGAATGTTTACATAACGAAATCCTGCTTCACCAAGTTTTGCAATTTGATGTGCGTGAGTTACATTACGAAGTATGGTATTTTTAATTTGAAGTTCGGGAAATGCTTTCTGAATTTGACCTGATGATACCCAATGTGTATGTGGAATTGTTGCAGAACGAACTCCTGCATTATAGATTGGAGTAAACTTTTCAATGAACATATCCAGAAGTCGTTGATCTGGACGTACCATAATGTTGTTGAATGTTGCAGATACTTTTATACCTAAAGTTTCTTGTATGTGTAATGCTGCTTCAATTGCACCAGCTTCATTGGCAACAATTACATCACCCATAGCATCTTGAACAAACGGTGGTATTCTACATGTAAAATAAAGATCGTAGATTAGATGTTTATAGTCCTTACAAAAGTCGTAGAACTTATAAAACTGATCTTCATTCAGTTTTGGATTAATCGGCACAGAAAACATAATAAAATCCTATAATTATAAATCTATTTTTGCTGGTTCAGTATTTCCTAATTCTTCTTGGAATGGTAATGGCATAGTATAACCAAATCTACTGTGCATTAAAACAATACAATCTGATATACTTATACAAGATTTAATCTCTTGTTCTATGAGTTGTTTTCTAGCAAGCAGTTCTGTTATTTTATTTGAGTGAGATTGAATGGCTGCTTGTACTTTTTGAGACATCTCTGCCACAGTAATTCCTCTTGATGCAGCCAACGCAGTCAACATTGGAACTTCTGCGGTATCATCAAGTTCATATGCATTAGACTCTGAACGTTGTTGAGTCCAAGATAAAGATTCTAAACTAGAAACTTCAGCATTACTTTGTTTTAACTGTTTGTCGTAATGTTCATCTAAAATTTTACGAAGAACTATTTTGGTAAATTTAACTGCGTTACTCTTATCATCATCTGTAAGATAATACTTTACTTTATATTCATCAGCTTCATTACTGGAAACAATATAATTTAACTGTTCATTTGCAGCAGTACCCCTTTTAACAGAGATGTCACCTCTCCAGTTATTTGTAAACTTCCAAGCAAGAGCAACATTATCATCCTCAAATATTGTAGGATTTAGATGTTCATATTTGGCAATATTTTTTATAGTGTCGTCAACATAACCGACAACATAATCCAGATAACTGCCTGATCTTCTTACTAAACCAAGTTCTGTGTCCGGAACATTTTTAAATAAGATATACATTTACTTTACCGATTCTAACTGTTTTTGTTGTTCAAAAGCAAGTTTTTTTTCTTCTTCTTGTCTGTATTCTAGTTGCACTTTTTCATTTACATAACTTAAAATACTGTTAGTTCTGTGTTCATTTTTTACAAACAATTCACAAGCCAACTGCATAACTTCAACTTGTTGATCCGGTTCTAACATATAGACTGCTTCCATATTACCAACACCAGCACGACCATAAGCAACCATATCCATTGCAGTTTGTCTAGCCAAACGAACTGACCAATGTTGTCTTTCTAGTTCTTCACTAATTACTGGATCATCCACATAATCAATAATTCTTTTACCATCTGGCAAATAACCTTCTGGTGAGTTATTAAATTCATCAATCAGTTTTAGATATGATGCACGTTCATGGTAAGCATCTCTCAATCTAGATAATGATTTTAACTTCATCTGTTCAAATTTTTGAACTTCTAACATGTGAAGTTTTTTCTTTGCTGGACTTTCTTCTGCCGCAGCCATCTCATGTTCATATTCTATTTGAAGATTAATTTTTTCTACTTCATATTCCATTTGTTCAACAGCAGCTTCTCTTGTATTTAACTCTAAGAGATACTGTTTTACTTTTGCATACGGAGTATATTGTGCGTTACCAATAAAGTTTTTAATTTTATATTCTGGTACCACATTCTGACGATTCATCGCCATGACAATATAATCTTTATGATTCTCCGTAAGAGTTTTTGTATCGGTAATTATATGATCTTTTTTATAAACAGTCAACTCACTCATTTTTTAAATTATCCTTTCCATGCACAATGACCAGATGATCCTCCAGGTACTCCAGTTCTTGTAGAACCCGCACCCAATTCATATCCAGTCTCACTCAAATAGTTAAATTTATGACCACGATTGTTTTGAGAACCGTCATACATTCCCAATAAATATTGCCAGTTTTGACCCATGTCGTAATTTTCCTCACCACTATTACCAATAGGTTTTGGAACTACAGAACCAGATGAAGATTCTGTAACTAGATTAAATCTTCTAAAATTATATCCACCATTATAACTTCCCTCATTACCCGCATAGCCTCTACCAATTTTAGAACTTATTCCTTTTTGTTGGCCATGACTTCCGCCAACAGTATGTCCACTAGTTGATAATGTATAAGATTGTGATGTTGAGAACGTTAATCTGTGTGGAGTACCACCATAAACAAATCCCTTTGTCTCATCAGAAATTGTTCCGCAACCACCATTGTCTGGACCATTGTATGCATCGGAAGTTGCACCTGTCCATGCTCCATACATCGTTTCAGTAGTTAGATTAAATACATCAATGTTTATATTTCCACCACCACAAATATATGCATAATAATGTTCTTTAAATATTGTTCCACAATCATCTCTTGCAGCATTCATGTTCCAGCTAGAATTTAATCCAGCAGCAGTTTCAGTATTCATATTGAATGCTGATGTAATTGTAGAAGTTCCTGGCCACGAATTATCAGAAGCCCATTGAAATGCTCTTGTTAGATTACACGCACCAGATGTATAAGCTCCAGCATTTGTTAATAAATCTCCAAGATTAAATGTCAAATCTGTAGCATGTGTCATTCGATTTACATTACGCCAAGGAGACGTATTAACATAACCACCATGAACGTAACTAGTAGTGATTACTGTACGGTAAAGAAATGCATTTCCTCTAGCTGTATTATCAATATCTTTCCACAATCCACTATCATAGATTTCTAAAACATTTCTATCTGTATTGTAAATTACCTGACCACTAACTGGTGATGCTGGACGATTGTTCGCAGCAAAAGAAGGAGCAATAACTCCATAGTTATCTGCAACAGTTGTGTTGTTTATTTTAAATGCCACTGATTATCCTTTCCATGAACAATTACCAGATGAACCACCTGGTACTCCTGTTCTTACTGATCCAGCACCTAGTTCATAACCAGATTCAGTTGCGTATGTGAATTTGTGTCCACGATTATTCTGAGCACCATCATACATTCCCATCATGTACTGCCAGTTCTGACCCATGTCATAGTTTTCTTCACCTATGTTACCAATAGGTCTTGTAATAGTTCCCAATAGTGTTTCTGTATTTAAATTCCAACGACGATAGTTATAACCACCATTATAACCACCTTCATTACCAGTCCATCCTTTACCTAACTTACTATTTATACCCTTCTGTTGACCATTAGATGCGTTGATTAATGCGTAACGATTTGTAGAACCAGCCACGTTTGCAGTATTTTGAGAAAGGAAAAAAGATCCTGGAACATCTAATATTGTTTGGTAAATTCCTGCACCATAAGATCCTGGTGCTGACTGTAAGGTGTTTGTAGAGAAAGTCAATTTTGTACTGTTCCCAGCACCATCTCCTTGATATGCATATCCTGCGGTTTCTCCAGATACAGAACCAACTCCATAAACATAATTAGAATCACCAGAAAATGTGGTATTATATTTACCAACTTCATCTCCAAAGTCAGCAATAGGTCCTGCATTTTCTTTATATGCGGTTTCTGTCGTCAAGTTAAACACATCAACATCTGCATTACCACCACCAATAATGTATGCAAAATAATGTTGATTAAAAATTGTACCAGCATCATCACGAACTTTACGTGTGTTCCATTGATTATTTAATCCAGCATTTACTTCTGTTGTCATATGAAATCCAGTAGTAACATTAGAACTACCTGGAGAGTTTGCTGTATTCCAAACAAATGCTTTAGTTAAACTACAAGCTCCAGAAACATAGTTTGCTGCAACGGACATTTGATCGCCAAGATTCGTCATAACATCTGTAGAATGAACCATACGATTCACATTCTTCCAAGGTGTACCATCTTTATAACCACCTAAAACATAACTAGTAGTAATTACTGTACGATAAAAATAATCAGAACCTCTAGCATCATTCACATCTTTCCAATTTCCACCTTGATATATTTCCATCTTACCTTCGGTAGCATTGTAAATTATTTGACCGTTTGCTGGAGAGACTGGTCTAGTAGTGGTAGAAATATACCATCCACCAGTATCAAACTTAGTTGCTGGAGTTGATACTACTGTGGGAGTTCCGTATGAAGCAAAGATTACATTAGCGACTGTTCGACCAGATGGAATGGTAACAGTTAATGTGGAATCTTGACTAGCAGAATAAGTAGTGACCGCATTTGCACTATCTTTAATTACAACAACTAAAGTTTTAGGAGTGCCGCTACACGGATCACTACCAAAATTTGCGTTGTTAGCACCAATTATTACACTACCAGATGTTTGATATAAGTTTGCGTTAGTTAAATGCCTTATAACAACAGGCATCGTATTTACTGAATGACAACCACCAATTGTATAACCATTCGGTAAATTATTAGGATCACCTGTTATGAATGCCATTGATCTTCTCCTTCAACAAATCAATCTCTTTTTGTTGTTCTTTGATTGCTTGAATTAGAATAGGAACAATTCTTGCATAATCAACTGTCAAATAGTTCTGACCTGTTTTAGATGTAACGTTACCATTGTCATCTAATTCGGTATCAAATGCAGACAATGACACAACAGATGGTAATACTTTCTGTACATCTTGAGCACTTAGACCAACTTTTTCTTCATCATCTGTTCTGGTAAACTTACGTGCAGTATCGTTTGCAGTATAGTAAAATGCATTCAGTCCTGATATAATGCTTAGTGCTTCTGTAACATCTCTTGTTTTATCTTTAAGTCTACTATCTGAATAAGATGATACAACATCTCCAACTGCATAGATTGTTCCACCAACATGGAGATTACCAGTAATTCCTGCACCACCTAAGACTTGTAACGCACCTGTGGTTGTACTTGTCGCAACGGTTGATAGATTTATTTTAAGATTAGATGACGAAACTTCGGTTACTGTATTTGCATCTACAGTAATAATTATTCTTGAGTTGGTAGTATTTGCATCTACAGCCTCAACACTAGTATCATTCTTATAAATTTTATTTAATGATATTGTATTGGCTGCATTAAACGCAGCATTGGCTTGAACAAATGCTCCATTTGCATAGTCTCCAGCAGAGTTAGCCGTACTAAATGCTGGTTGTATTTGAGGTGCTACATTGTTTGCAGATTCAAATGCAGCGTTAGCATGTGCATAAGAATTGTTCGTATGATTTAATAAATTAAAACCACGAACAGTAATTGAATCTGAAATAATATTTGCAGTTAGATTTGCAATCTTAAAAGATGCATGTGTCGTATCAATGAATGCAGACGCATCTGGTTCTAACGTATATCCTTCATAGAACTTCCAAATACCATCTGAAGCATCACGGAACAAACCAGTATGTTGATATGTTCCGTCATTGTAATTTCCGGCAAGTCCTAAATCTGGATTAGATACAGTTGATCCATGATTTAAATAAATCATATTATCTTCAACTGCAAGATTTGTCGCACTAAGACTTACAACATTTCCAGTCACAGTTAGATTACCAGCAACTATAAGATTGCCAGTAATTTCTCCACCTGATTTTTCTAATTTGGTGTTCGCAGCAGCAAACGCAGCATTGGCTGTATTAAACGCAGGTTGAATCTGCGGTGCTACATTATTAGCACTATTGAATGCTGCATTCGCTTTATCAAACGCACCATTAGCGTAGACCGCAGCACTAATCTCTGCAAGTACAACACCATTAGAGGATATCGCAGTTGTATAATTTACTCTATTGTTTGAAGAATCAAACGAAGATTTGTTTAATTCAACTACGTTACCGAATATCTTTGAAGTCATTTACTATGCCGGTGGTGTGTAATCCGCTTCATCCCATGACAATGTAGATTCATTCCAAGTGTATATCTTACCTTCTGTTGTTGGCATAGGTGTTGGTGGATTCCATCCAGCAGTTTGATTATCCAACGTCCAAGAAGGAAATGGTTTTGGTGGAACGAACGCATCTAGTTCACTATTGTAAGTGTAACCTATACCTGCATATCTTTTACGGAAAGTACCGTTATAAGATGTTTGTTTCCAAGACTCATGTCCTGTTAATTTTTTAAGAAACTCAACACCAATTTCTTCTCTTTCTTCTCCTTGCGGAGTCATACAATCAACATTATTAACAACTAATACTTCTAGTACCGTGTTG